TCTATTTAATGACCTTGATTTAGTGAGAAATGCAGCAAAAAGGGCAAAACTCCCAGGTTATGAAGAATGGAGAGAGATAGAAAACAGAGTTGCAGATAAGGCTGAAAAAAGTGTGTATAAGAAAAATAAAGATGCCAGATGGAGAGATGTCGAAAAAGAAATTAAAAAACAAATGAAACCTATTGCAGCAAACCAGATTAAAACTTATATTAATATGACAAATGGCCTTCTCAAGAAATACAAAGATGTCATCCATGATAATCTAAGGCAGGCAAGTGATGAAGTATCTGCATGGTGGAATGAGATACTTGTTTACAATACAAAAATAATAGACTGCTTTGTATTGAAGAGAGCTTGGGATGACTATTACTTTCAAAACGACTCAGGCTACGGAGACCATACAGATATCTCATATAAAAAACAGTTACTAGACATAGTACCTGAAAGTAAAATTACAGTAGGAACGCCTGCACAGTTTAGAAAGTGGTACACATCTAGAGAGGGCGAAATAACGATATCAAAATGATTAAATTAAGATACATATTAATATTATTCTTTGCAGTCACAGTACTCGACGGGCAAGAGATCTTAAAAGATGGCAAGAAGCCAGAGTCTTTTACGTATGAGGAGGCATTAGAGATGCTAAAGGCTCGTGATTTAGAGTGGGAAGCAAAGGTTAAGAAATTAAAAGAGAAAGTTTATGTCGATTCACTTATAATTGTTGCAAAAAATGCACATATCGAGTCACAAAAGAAGCAAATTAAAGTGCTAGAAATACTTACGAAAAATGATTAAGCTAAAGGACATATTGATGGAAGGAAAAATTATGGACACAGCTGGGATAATATTAAGAGATCCTGTTGCTGGAGTCGTGTTATGTAAAGATGCGGTAAAATGGGGAATACCAAAGGGTAAGGTGGAGCCTGGAGAACAGCCAATAGAAGCTGCATGTAGAGAGACATTAGAAGAGACATCTATCTTAATCAGCAGAAAAGGCTCAAATATCAATAGTCCTGTAAAGCTCAAAGCCACACTGAAGAATTCTAGAGGTGGTGATTTTTATATTTACGAATGTGACATGCATATCGCAGTAATGCCTTCCAAAAGCGCAGAGCACGAAGAGGTAAAATGGTTTAAAGAAATACCAGAAGACACTGATCCACGATTAAAAGGATTATTATGAAGACACAGCTGCTTTGTACATTCTGTACAAAAGATGCGATAGATGATACTATCTCAATAATACAGATGGCACCCTCTATTGTGTTTAACAAAGTGTACGTATTCGAAAACTTGAATGAGATGAACTCACTAATATGCACATATAATGTGGAAAAGTCAGATGACTTTCACCAGAATCAGAAGACTATGGCAATTCACAGAAAGAAAGAGACCAATACATTGTATACGATCAATGCATTAAATGAGGCAATAAGAAAAGATAACAACGGTGAGTTAGACAAGACTTTCTCACTGGACTGGACACAGTACAGAAACAGCCTGCTGCTTACGAATGATAGCGGTCTAAACGTAGTAAGGACAAAATTGTATAAAATAGTAGATGTTTAATATTTATAACTATAACTTTAACTAGAGGAGCTAAAAATGATAATAGACAAAGATAAACAATTTAACTGGAAACCAAAAAAAGGTTCCTTTAGAAAAATACAAGAGAATTTTACAAAAACAATTCTCACAGAAGGCGTCCATCCAAAAGTAAAATCAATTGCAAAAGAGATAGACAAGCTGGTACAAAAGCATTTAAAAGGCAAGCCTGAAATAGAAGACGGCGGTGCATATGAGAAAGCAATAGAACAGTTACTCTCAAAAAAGTATAAAGGTGATAATCACGGCGGTGGAATGATCTTAGGCCAGTCACCAGTGCCGTATGAAACTTATGTTAAAATAGCGAAAGACGGCGAGAAGAAGGGACTTGATGACAAGGCTATTGACAAGAAACTTGAAGATCAAGCACTCAAAGGAGTAAAGGCAGGTCATGATGGCTGGAATTACGATCATCAAATGTATACTTATATAGAATTTGTTGATAAGCAATCATCTACAGGATTCGCATGGGACGGAGACAAAGACTGGAAGATGAGATCTTCTAGTAGCCCTAGCAGTGGATTTCCACCACCATATTATAGTGGTGGTAAATTAACCCCAGAAGACAAATCAGAGTGGGGAGAGGGACAAGGATCAGCATACGGCGATTGGTAAAAATATAAATACAAAAAGCCCCACAATATAAGCAGCTAGACTGCGACCGTCGATCTAATCTCATGTGGGGCTTTTTAGTGTAAAAAAATCGCATTTTGGGATTTTGGTTTTATATATATTAAAGGATTAACAATTAACAATTAAATTAAGGAAAGAATAATGGATATTAATGTAATTAAGTCAAGGTTATCTCAACTACAACAATCCAATAATAGAACTTCAGCACTTTGGAAACCAAGTCCTGGAAAGACTCAAGCACGTATTGTGCCTTATAAATTTAATAAGGACAATCCTTTTATTGAGTTATACTTCCACTATGACATGGGTGAAAAGAACTATCTTTCACCAATCTCATTTGGCAGACCTGATCCAATTGAGGAGTTCGCTACTAAGCTAAAGACTTCTGGTAATAAAGAGGACTACAAGCTTGGTAAAAAGATCGAAGCCAAGATGCGCACCTATGCACCAATCATCGTTCGTGGTGAAGAGAATGAAGGTGTTAAGTTTTGGGGATTCGGCAAGATGGTTTACCAGGAATTACTATCTGTAATCGCTGATCCAGACTATGGCGATATCACAGATCCAGTAAATGGACGTGATATTGTTATCGAGTTTAAGACCAGTGAAGAGACAGGTCGTGCATTTCCAAGCACATCAATACGTGTCAAGCCGAATCAGACTCCTGTCACAGAGAATCCTGATGTCATGAAGACTGTTAAAGACACACAGCGTGAAATAACAGAGATTTATCAAGAGCATTCTTATGATGTTTTAAAAGAGGCTCTAGAAACATGGCTTAGCGAGGATAGCGACGTAAAAGACGATGATCTTAATCTAGACACGCTTGCAGCAGCTGACGCTAGTAAAAAGACTGAAGACGTATCAGCAGCTTTCGACGAGTTATTTAGTAATTAATAAAACAAGGAGTAGACCATGAGCGAGAGACGTGATGTCCTTGCTACAGAGCTGGCAGAAAGTCTAAACTCTAAGATGAAAGGACAAAAAGTTGCCTTCTTCTTAGACGGATCTGATGACACACCTACAGACATAGATGACTTTATATCTACAGGATCATCCCTGCTGGACTTAGCAATATCAAATAGACCGAACGGCGGAATAGCAGTGGGAAGAATAACTGAAATCAATGGACTTCAGGCTTCTGGAAAATCATTGCTTGGTGCACATATACTTGCTGAGACACAGAAGAAGGGAGGTATCGGTGTTTACATTGACACAGAAACTTCAGTTAGTAAGGAGTTTTTAGATGCAATTGGCGCTGATACAAAGAATATCCTGTATCTTCACATGGAAACTGTTGAGGATATATTTCAAGGCATCGAAGATATCGTGACTAAAGTAAGAGAAACTAATAAAGACAAACATGTAACAATACTTGTTGATAGTCTTGCAGCAGCTTCTACTAAGGTTGAGATGTCATCTGATTATGAGAAAGACGGATGGGCTACATCAAAAGCTATTGTTATCTCTAAAGCTATGCGCAAAATAACACAGATGATTGGTAGGCATAAAATTACTTTGGTGTTTACAAATCAGCTGCGTCAAAAACTAGGTGTTATGTTTGGTGACCCTTACACAACTAGTGGTGGACTTGCATTACCATTTCATGCTTCAACAAGAGTTAGACTTTCTAACATGGGAATGATTAAAGATAAGGAAGGTAATGTAATAGGACATAAGTGCAGAGCAAAGATTATCAAAAACAGAATAGGACCGCCTCTAAGACAGGCAGACTATGAAATGTATTTTGATCGTGGTATTGATGACGCTGGTGGCTGGCTACAAACTTTAAAAAGCTTAAAGATAGCTCAGACAACAGGCGCATGGTATACAGTCGACTTTAACGGTAAACCTATTAAATTCTTATCAAAAGATTTTCCAGACAAATTAAGAGATTTAGAAGGATTTAAAGACTTTCTATATGAAAAGATTTGTGAGGCTAGCATTCTTGAGTATGATGACAAGCGTGGAATTGATGATGTTGAATTTACCGATGAAGTAATTGATGCAAATGCGTAAGCGTTACAAAGAAATATTATCACAGATCGGAGAGCACGCAAGTAAGGGAAGTAATAAAAATGACCACGTCCTGATAGTTGACGGTTTAAATAACTTTATCAGGACGTGGGCTTCATCACCTGCTACTAACGCAGACGGACAACACATTGGTGGTATAGTAGGCTTTCTTCAGACAATTGGTTTAGCGATAAGGACTATTAATCCGACAAGATGTATAATCGCATTTGATGGAAGAGGCGGATCAAAGAAAAGAAGGAAGATTTTTTCAAGCTATAAGTCGCAAAGAAAGCCTATTAAAAGACCAAACAGGCTAATAGACATGAGCCAAGAGACAGAACAGGAAAACATGAAGCGTCAAATGTCTAGGCTTGTTGAATATTTAGGTAACTTACCTGTCACTGTTATGGCAATACAAGACATAGAGGCTGATGATACAATAGGCTATATTACTTCACAAATACTAAGGGACTCAAAGATAACTATAATGTCTACAGATAAAGATTTTTATCAGCTTATAGACGATAGAGTTGATGTTTGGTCACCTACAAAAAAGGTTTTAGTTACCAAAGAAAGAATATTTGAAGATTTCGAAATACTAAGTAAGAATTTTATTTACTACAGGATAATAGATGGCGATGCTTCAGATAATATAAATGGGATAAAAGGTTATGCAATAAAGACCATAAGAAAAAAATTCCCATTTTTGCAAGATACAGAGATAAGTAGTTTAGATGAGTTTTTAAATGTTGCAAGTGATTTACAAGAACACAAAGATCTACTTAAAAGAAACTACCAATTAATGCAGCTTAGCAATGTTGATATACACGGCAGTGCAAAGCTTTCTATTATCGATTCTGTAAGGGACGGTTCTAATAGGTTGGTAAAGTATAGGCTGCATAAAATGTTTTTAGAAGATGGCGTTGACCATGCGATTAAAAATCCAGATGTATGGTTACAAACAAGTTTTAATAAATTAGAATTAATATTACAAAATGACACCACCAATAAATGATTCATTAACAAAGTATGGAACAGTGTTCCAGACAAAAATTATAACAACTCTATTAGTTGACCAGACATTTGCAGTAAAAATATACGATCTTATACTGCCAGAATTATTTGATTCTGAGTCAAAGCAGTGGCTAGTTAAACAGATAAAAGACTATTATTATGAGTATAAAGTTACACCAACTTTAGCTGCATTAAAAATTAAAGTCAATGAGATAAGCCAGCAGCTTTTAAGAGAGACTGTTGTCAGCGAGTTACGAGAAGTTACAAAACATATAGAGGCAAGAGACTTAGAGTTTGTCAAAACAGAGACAATTACATTCTGTAAAAATCAACAGCTAAAAGGTGCAATTATTAAGTCTGTTGACTTGTTAGAAATCGGTGAATATGATGAGATAAAGAGGCTGATTGATAATGCGATGAGAGCAGGCACAACAAGAGATGTTGGCTTAAATTATGTAAAAGAATTTGACACTATATTAGAGGACGTCAATAGAGAAACTGTTAGCACAGGATGGAGCCCACTAGACTATATTATGGACGGTGGCCTTGCAGGAGGAGAACTAGGTATAGTTGTTGCACCGTCAGGAATAGGTAAGAGTTGGCTTCTGCAGGCATTAGGAGTGAATGCACTTAGGGCAGGAAAAAATGTAATGCACTATACACTTGAGCTAAATGAGGCTTATGTAGGAATGAGATATGCAACAATATTCTCAGAGACACCAGTACCTAATATAAAAGATAATAAAGACAAGGTAAAGTCTATTATACAGAAAGAATGTAAAGGTGAATTATTGATAAAATATTTCCCTACAAGAGCAGCAGGTGTCCAAACGCTATACACACATCTAAAGACAGCTGAACTTTTAGGACACTCACCAGATGTTGTTATTGTTGATTATGCTGATTTGCTTAGCGACACATCAAAAGCAAGTGCAGGTGATATAAGGCATCAGTTAGGCAATATCTATGAAGATCTTAGAGGCCTGAGTGGTGAGTTTCAAATACCTGTTTGGACAGCATCACAGTCTAACAGATCATCGATAGAAGATGAAGTTATTGGTGCAGAAAAAATAGCAGAGTCTTATGCTAAGATTATGACAGCTGACTTCGTCTTTTCATTATCAAGAAAGATAGAGGACAAGCTAGCAAATACAGCAAGGGTGCACATTATAAAAAATAGATTTGGACAGGATGGAATGACTTATCCTACGTCTATGAATACATCAATAGGAAAGATAGATGTATATGATTCAGCTACACAAAACGGACAAGCTGAACAAAAAAAGCAAGATAATAATAGTGAGTATACTAGAAAACTACTTGCAAAAAAGTATGAAGATTTTGAAACAAATTAAGTATATCTCGTTAAGTATATTAGTTGACACATTAGAAAAGGAGAATGAACAATGCAAAAATTTAAGTTATCGCAAGCATTTATAGACAAATATAAAAGAAAAAAAGCACCATTTGGTTTTAATGGTTTGGGTGAGTTAGTATACATGAGAACTTACTCAAGACTAAAAGAAGACGGTAAAAATGAAAGATGGTGGGAAACAGTAAGAAGAGTAGTCGAAGGTGCTTATACAATGCAGATGAACTGGATAGAATCACATCAGCTAGGATGGAACCCTTGGAGAGCTCAGAAGTCTGCACAAGAAATGTTTGATAGGATATTTACAATGAAGTTCTTGCCACCTGGAAGAGGCTTATGGGCAATGGGGACTGCGATAACTGAAGAAAGAGGTTTGTATGCTGCATTAAATAACTGTGCTTTTGTGTCTACAGAAACAATTAAAGATGACGGTTCAAAGCCGTTTACTTTTTTAATGGATGCATCAATGTTAGGAGTCGGTGTAGGATTTGATACAAAAGGTGCAGAACAGATTATGGTAAAAGGTCCTACAAGCAAAAGAGATCCAGAGACAATCATAATACCTGATACAAGAGAAGGCTGGGTAGACTCTGTTGCAGCATTGATTGATTCTTATTTTCATGGCACACCAGCAGTAAAATTTGATTATTCAAAAATCAGGCCTGCAGGAGAAATAATTAAAGGATTTGGCGGCCAGTCAAGCGGACATGAGCCGTTAAAAGAAGTCCATGAAATGATAAGAAAAATACTTGATGGAAATGCAGGTGCACCAATTACAATCACAACAATTGTAGACATAATGAACCTCATCGGTAAGTGTGTAGTAGCAGGAAATGTACGCCGCACAGCTGAGATCGTATTTGGTGACCCATACTCTGATGAATACATGGATCTAAAGAATTATGAAGTAAATCCTCACAGAGACCAATATGGATGGACATCTAATAATTCAATATTTGCTGAGTTAGGAATGGACTATTCTGAAGCGTGTAAAAGAATTGCACTAAATGGTGAGCCAGGATTTGCTTGGCTGGAAAATATGAGAGGATACTCTCGAATGAAAAATGGACATGACAATAAAGACCATAGAGCTATGGGTGGAAATCCTTGCTTAGAGCAGACATTAGAGTCATACGAATTATGCTGCTTGGTTGAGACATTTCCTTATGCTCATGAATCATTGGAAGATTATAAAAAGACACTAAAGTATGCATATCTTTATGCGAAGACAGTCACGCTGGGTAAAACACATTGGCCAGAAACAAATAGAGTTATGCTAAGAAACAGAAGAATTGGATGTTCTGTAAGCGGTGTCGCACAATTTCTAACATATAGAGGTGTTGGTGAATTAAGGGAATGGCTAGAGAGCGGATATGACGAAATACAGAGACTAGATGACGTGTATTCTGACTTCTTAGCTATACCAAGATCAATTAAGACCACTTCTGTTAAGCCAAGTGGAACAGTATCACTGCTCGCAGGTGCAACGCCAGGCGTTCATTATCCAGAGTCAAGATTTTATATTAGAAGAATGAGGCTATCAAATCAGTCTGAGCTATTGAAACCATTAAAAGCAGCAGGCTATAAGATTGAACCTGCATACGGATCTGAAGATTCAACAGTATGTGTTGAAGTACCAATCGATGTAGGTGATGGGATAAGGACAGCAAAAGAGCTGACTGTCTGGGAGCAATTTAGTTTAGCAGCATTTATGCAAAGGCACTGGGCAGATAATCAGGTAAGTTGTACTGTAACATTTGATCCAGATAAAGAAGCAGATCAATTAGAACAGTGCTTAAATTACTTCCAGTATCAATTAAAAGGTATTAGTTGCTTACCACGTTTTGATGCTGGTGCTTACAAGCAAATGCCTTATGAAGCTATAGATGAAAAAGCATACGATAAGATGGTTAAAAAATTAAAGACACTATCATTTGCAAAGATGAAAGGCGAAGATTCAGAAGCTGAAAAATTTTGTGATGGTGATGTATGCATTATTTAAAAAAAATATATATTTTGACAAATTTAAAGTATATATATAACTAAACGGTTATAAGGAGTAACACATGAAAGACTGTTATATCGCAAGTGGTTGGTTTAATCCTAATCAAGCAGGAGACTTGAAGAAAATTAAAGCAGCACTTGAGGATCTAGAGGTAAGCTACTTTTCTCCTAAAGATGAAATAGTGGCCACGCCTGATGCAACAGCAGAAGAGCAAGAAGAAATATTCGCAGGTAATTTATTAGCAATAAATAATGCTAAGTTTATTGTCTGTAATACACGTGACAAAGACTTAGGTACAATATTTGAAGCTGGATTCTCATATGGAAACGGCACACCAATCATATATTATGCTGCAGGTTTAAAAGGTAATTTCAACCTTATGTTATCACGTAGCGGTAGAGCTGTAGCAACAAACGTAAGAGAACTTAAAAAACATATTAAAGGCTTTTTAGCAGATCCAGAATACAGGGAAGACTATGTCGGTAACATTGAGTGATTTTGTAGATAATATCTACACACTTAAGGCCTTAACAAGGTATAACAATAAGTTCAAAATAATAAGTGAATCAGTGGCAGAGCATTCCTACTTTGTCGCTGTAATCACTTTAAAGTTACATGATGATTATAAATTTAATCTAGAAAAAGCACTAAAAATGGCATTAGTACATGATATACCTGAACTTCACCTATCAGATGTCACACATGACGTAAAGCGTAATTTTCCTACGCTAGCAGAAGAAGTTATGAAAGCAGAGTATGTAGTTATGGAAGAAAAATACCCAAGCTGGTATGACGACTTCTCTACATTTGAAGATCAAGACTCTGTCGAGGCATTGATTGTAAAATATGCAGACAATCTTAGTTGTGTGCAGTATGCTAATGCTGAAATAAACTTAGGTAATAAAGGCTATATGAAAGAAGTACTTCATAATGCAGGTATTAGATGTAAGAAGTTTGAAAGTGCACTCAAGAAACACAGGAGAAAATAAAAAATGCCAATTAACAATGACTTACCAGTAGTAAAACTACCAACTGACTTAGGTCTAAATGAACCGGTAAATACAGAATTTAAAGACCATTTAGACTCTATAAAGGTAAAATTAGTAAGCTGTCCTTCACTAGAAGAATTAAGAAATTATATACCAGACTTTTGCACAGCGACATGGGCACAGCAACCATTCAATAAAGGTGATTTGCCAAGCTATGAATTAGATAAGATGATATGGATGTTGTTCAAC